TGGACACCTGTATGGCATCGTCTCTACCAGTGCTGGCACGGCTTATTTGCCGCCCTAAAGAATTTGGGCAAATCAGTGCCACCGTTGGGTCCTCGATGCAGCCAGACTGGCTGGGTGCCAGAGAGCTCCGCATGCAGATGTGGAGTGACTTGGTGCCCTTTCCACCATATAGTGTGGTGTCGGCTTATAAGTGTCTCACCTGTCTCATAGATGGGCATTCTGAGTTTTGCTGCCCTACGGAAGGCATCTTGAGGTACAATCCCTCTAAGATAATTTCTAGGTATCTCAGACTTATGAAGATCGTTGACACCGTTAGTGGATATCACCCGTGGGAGATTGCCGAAGATCCTGAGGAGGAAGAGTTGCATGGACTCGATGCTCTGATAGATTACGATTATCACACGGATGAGGACATGCCAGCTCTGGAGCCCGCGTGAGTGTGGTTTTTGGGGCCGCCCTGTATAGGGCTCACCTCATGGCTAGGTCCAAAGTGACCTCAGATGCAGGCTTAACTGCCTGAGAGTGAGGCTTCATCTAGCAGCTTCCCCGGTCAAGGGGCAGTCTTCGGAACGTAGACTTGTCGGACAAGTCCTTAACTACGTTGTCCTATAATGGTAACTACCATCCCTAACAACCAGCTAAGCCAGTATATCTGATCAAACGTTATAATGTCTTCTGCTAGTGCTTCTACAAGTGGAACTGGTTCAGGTCCCTCACCCGGGGATGTCAGGCGTGCTTTGAAGAAGTATGCCTCCGGGGGGGTAAAGGGCAAGAAGGCCCAGAGGAAGACCAACGCAGCTAACGAGAAGGTTAAGGCTGAGTTGGCCCGTGCGAGCGATGAGCTCAACGGAACACGCGATGCACTTGCAGCTGCCACGGCAGTCGCTCATGAGGCTGAGGCCGCTATTGAGAGACTAGCCGCAATTGATGAGGCTGAGGCTGCTAAGGATGGCAAGACGGAGGAGGCCCGTGGGATTCGCTCGATGAACTTCAAGATCGTCTTCACAGACGGTGAGCGCAAAATGACGCGCTGGGCCCTGCTATCAATCGCTTTCTTCTTTCTTCTCTCCACGTTTTGGGCAAACAATACTCAGACAAACGTCAGCTTTGCACGTGGATACTTCGTTGTTGTGTCTTCCTGGCAAGAAATAGTCTGTATGGTGGTCTTCGCCATTGCGAGTATGGCCGTGCTTGTTGACTATGTCTACTTAGCGAATGAGCATCGCTATAAGACAATCGAGCTATTGTTGGAGGACCACTCGGATCGCAGATCAGATGCGACAAGCCTGCAGAAGATTAAGCACATGCAGGCCGAGTATGGTGTGGTGCGGTATGAGCACAGGCGCTACACCGAATCGTTGTGGTGCGGCTACCCATTTGCCTTTATGGGGTGGTCGTTCTTTGCGACGACTATGGATCTTACTGTATCCTTTGAGCTGGTTGCACAGCTATGCAACATTGCCACAGTTAATTTGACCACTCCAGATGCTGTTATTTTTGAACGTTTGACGTATCTGGCCAAAGGCCTGCACACCATCAATATTGATCGGTACAAGTCCCTAGACAGGACTCATGTGGTGCAGGATTCGGTGTTGGTCGCATATGCCCTCTATCGTCAGTATAAGGCGTCCAGGAAACTGGCGCTTTTTCCGCGGACCCCCGCAGTTTAGTGGGTGAGCGTAGGTTCTATGGGTATGGGTATCGGTATGGAGAAGTCCCTCTGCCGGAACTCGGCCCTCTTAAGGTTGGAGCGAAGATTGGCCTGGCTCGTCCGGTTGATCTTAGCACTCGCCCTGCCGTCCAGGTTTCATTGGGAGCCCCCCTGGTCGGCGCGGCATTACCCCATCCTTGTCCCCAAGACCCTAGAACTATGCAAGCGGGGGTGGCCAAGCGTGGTGCCACCCGCACTCCGAAGATGAACAGGAAAACTTCCGTCCTGTTTCAGAGATTTGTTAGGAGGTGGATCCGGGAGCACCTAACTCCCTTAAGCCCGGATACCAGACAAGATTTTGAGGGCTGGTTGGAGGGCACCGCATACTCAGCTGCACGGAAGCAGGAGTTGCGTGATTGCATGGAGAAAATGACGCACATTCGGGATCCCACGAAACGTTATCTCCAATGCAAGTCCTTCATGAAGGATGAAGTGTATGTGGCCTATAAGCATGCTCGCGGCATCAGTTCACGATCTGATGAATTTAAATGTACTGTTGGTCCATTTTTTGCTGCCGTTGAGAAGGTCGTCTATGAGAACAAGCACTTCATTAAGCATATTCCGGTCGCCGAACGGCCTGCTTACATCCGCAAAATGTTGTTCCGTGTGGGCAATAGATACATTGCGACAGACCATAGCACGTTCGAGGCGATTTTCGTGAAGCAGCTCATGCATATTTGTGAGTTTGAGCTTTACGCTTACATGGGGTCAGAGCTCCCAGGCTTTGACGACCTTTATGAACTCATGTCGGATGTTCTCATGGGCGAAAACACCTGCAAGTATAAGGACTTTATTGTCCAGTTGCTTGCGACGCGCATGTCAGGAGAAATGTGTACCTCTCTAGGCAACGGCTTTACCAATTTAATGCTGATGCTTTTCGTGCTTGAGCAAAATGGCTGCACGAATGTGGAGGGGGTTGTGGAAGGCGACGATGGACTTTTCACGTTCGACGGACCCACCCCTTCATCTGAGGATTTCGCGCGCTTAGGCGCCGTCATTAAGATGGACATATACACCTGTCTGAGCCACGCGTCCTTTTGCGGGTTGATCTTTGATATTGACGAGGAGGTCAACATCACTGATCCCTTTAAAGTTCTGGCCAAGTTTGGTTGGACTACCCGCAATTATGGTCGTTGTAAAGGCAAAATCCTGAAGGGTCTCATCAGGTGCAAAGCCATGTCTCTAGGCTACCAATACCCAGGATGCCCTGTTTTGTCGTCGCTTGCCCAGTATGGTCTCCGTGTCTCTAAAGGATGCGAGTACCAGGCTAGGAAGGTGATTGATCATAAGGGTCTTGGAGTTTGGGAACGAGAGCGTCTCCTCGCAGCCATGCGCAATCCAGTCCCGGTCAGGACGGTGTCAATTGCGTCAAGGATGTTGATGGAGGACAAATTTGGACTGTCTGTTGAGCACCAGATGGCCATTGAGTCCTACCTAGATGGATTAACGACGCTTCAGCCCCTAGATATACCTTTGTTGACAATGTACCTTCCTGCAGATTGGCAGCATTACTGGCATCACTATGTTCGGAGTGCGGAGCCGGGTTCTCATGATCTTGAGCAACCCTTGGGACTGCT